CCATTCCTGTTCAAATGCTTTACAGTTTGGCCCATTTGTTAGTATTGGGTCAGTAGTTTTTAAATGAGCAATAACTTTATCTAAGTCATCTCTACTAATATTATTTTGCATTAATGGATATTTCATCACAACCTCATTCAGAATACGATATAATGTGACTGCCTTTTTTATCAAATTGAAAAGGCACCCACACTTTTATTTGGTTCATTTTTTGTTTAAATCTTTCTTGTTCACTAGGTGGCACTAAAAAGAAAAAGAAGCCACCACCGCCAGCACCCATAAGTTTACCACCATAAGCACCACTTTGTTTTGCTTGATTGTAAATATCATCAATCCATCCATCAGAAACTCCTTCTGCTAGATTTCTTTTTAAATGCCAACCAGCATCAAGTAAATTACCGACAGTTTTGATATCAAATTTGCCAGTAAAAACTTTTTCAGCTTCTTCTGTCAGACTCATCATCGAGTGTAAGTACAAATCAGACTTACCTTGTTTGATATTGTCAACTTGTTTTTTGGCCTGTATTTCTGCTTGCCTACTTACACCAGAAAAACCTAGCATTACATTATCTTCAAATTCGTCCAATATCTTATCATCTATTACTAATGGCTTAGATTCCCAATTTGAACCTGGACCCATTTCAATAATTCTTAATCCGCCATGAGCAGCCATAATTTGGTCTTGTATGCCTACATTCTCACCTATAATATTCTGTTCAACATAAATTGCTTTTTTTGCCAATTCTTCTTTAGAAATTATTTGACCCTTTTGGGTATACAAAGCATTAAGTAAACCAACAGTAAACGAAGAACTAGAACCAATACCAGACCTTGCTGGCAAATCACCATCATAACTTATGGATAAACCTTGTTCAATGTCGGTATATTCTAAACAAGCTTTGATTGATGGATGTTCTATATCATCAATATTATTTACGAACTGGACTTTAGAATATGCAAACCTATATTTGTTGTCAAAAAACGGTGGCAATTCTCTCAAATGAACATAACAATAGTTTGCCATGGCCGCAGATATAACTTTACATGGATTGTTTTCAAACCATGCAGGATAGTCTGTACCGCCACCAAACAAAGAAAGTCTAAACGGTGTTTTAGTAATAATCATTTTTCATTATAATAATCACCCCACTCTACAATAATTGTTGAACGGTTATCATCACGCAACAATGCTTTTTCGTAAGCAGGAAAAATCTGTTCTGGTTCATCTAAACGAATGACTTCTATTGTTTTACACATCAATTTGAAAGCATCAGTAAAATCACCTATGTGTTGATGTTGTGGGTGTAGAGGTCTTTCAGAACCAATACCAGTTCTTATAATCATATTTGCTTTATAATCTGACATATAAGATAATTTATCTATATGATTAATCAATTGACTAACTGCACATAGAAGAAAGTTCCATCGTGGATAAATTGAAATAGGAATACAACCATCCAATGCCAAACCTAAAGTCATACCCATTTGCATTTCTTCTGCAACAGGCAATTCAATAAGTTTTTCTTTTGAAACATCTTTTAAGGTATTTGACATAGCAGTTCCTGCTTCGGCAACAGCTTGACCTAAAAAGATTGTCCTGTCATCTGAAGCTAAAAACTCCATTGACCTTTTGAGTTCATCAGAATATTTCAAAATTGTACCCTCACTCCAGCACCAGCGTGTGGATATTTGGTTTCATATTTGTAATAGTAAATATAATCATTGTCCATATTTTCGTAAGTAAGTTTAGTATCGTTCCAAACTTCTCTAGTATCAGTACAAACAGATTTGCCATTGTCTTCAACAATGAATTTAATTGGCAATTTGTGTTGTATGGAATATTTTATTGATTCATATGCAATACCAGTTTCGGATGTCATATCACCCATAAAACAATAAACTTTTGAGGTACTGCCTTTTCTTTTTAATGATAATGCGGTACCAACAGCAATTGGCAAAACTCCACCAACAATAGCTGAAGAATAAATCTTATGTTCTGGAAAACAAAGAGATATTGACAAGCCATCCACAATTCTCTTTTCAATCGTTTCTGCCGGCACACCTTTTAAAAGACATTGATAATGAGAACGCCAAGAACAAAATACCCAATCATCTTCATTGACGTTTTCGAATACTTTAATCAGTTCATCTTCATTACCATAATATAAATGCACTGGTGCTCGTATATGACCTGAATTGAAATGTTCGGCTATACGATTTTCAAAATCAATCAATTCTTGTTTAGTCACCTAAAAGTTTCCTTTTTAGTTTAATTTGTTCCATCTCAATAATGTTGTTTTGTGCCAACTCACCAAATTTTGTTTTTACCAAATCTAAAAATGGTTTATGTGAAAAATATTTGTGCCAGGCTTCATCTCTAAATTTCAACACTTCAGCGGCAGATAGTGATTTAGTTCTTAATGGTTTACAATCATATGAAAGAAAGGCAAACTCATCAAATGTTTCTGGCAGTTCCCAATTATTCTTTTGCGCCTCCAAATACAATGGACTACCGGGTAATGCCATGGCTGCATAAAAATTTGCGTGTTCGCAATTTAATTCTAATGCCAAATCTAAAGTTTCTTTCATTGTTTCCATTGTATCTTCTGGAAAACCAAACATATAGTTTCCAAGAACATTAATATTTGCATCTTTAATTTTTTGTACAACGTCACGAATATCAACTTGTTTAAATTTTCCTTTATCAATCTCTAAACGAACTTCTGGATTACCTGCTTCAATTCCAAGAGCCAACCAATTTACTCCTGCTTTCTTAAACAATTCTAATTGGTCCTCACGAACAGAATCAACTCTAGCATAAGCCCAAAAATTAAATTGTAGGCCTCTGTCAATAATTCCCTGCAATATAGGCACATAATATTTTTTATTTAAAAAGAACATTTCATCGGTAAGCCTAATTGTATGAACACCGTTTTCATGTAAATATTCTAGTTCTTTTAACACCAATTCTGGAGACCAAAATCTCATACCTCTAGAATCTTGTGATGTAATTTCTTGTTCATGTGATGTTCTGTTCACGATGTTAATCATACAGAAATTACAACCAAATTGGCAACCCAATGAAGTATAAATTGCCGCAAATGGAGTGCGACCTGAATGTAAAAAATTTGAGTGCCAAAAATGAGAGCGATACTTGTCTAAAAAATATCTGTGTTTAGGCAGTAGGTCCCAAGCATAACCAGGCATTACTTGGTCCATATCTTTTGTTTGTACGATAGTTCCTGGAGAAGAAGGCCTTGGCAGGCCTCCTTTTTTATACCAAATTCCTGGAACTTTATCCAACTCATCTTCTAAGTTGGTTTCTAACAAAGATAATAGTGCGTAAACACCTTCATTAATAAAGGCAAAATCACAATAATCGTATTGTATTACTTGTTGTGGTAAAGCAGAAGCGTGAGAACCAATAAACCCTATTTTTAAGTTTGGGTGACTCAGTTTTAATTGCTTTGCTAAAGACGAGGCACCTATCATCATGGTAGTGCCTGAATTTGGATTTTGGCCGTATAAAACAAATACAACCAATTTTGGTTTAGTACTGGCTATATCATCTGATGCTTGTTCATTTGTTTTTGGTTCAGCATCAAAATCGAGTATAACCGGGTCATGTCCTTTATTGCGGACAGCTTGAGCTAATAATAATGCCCAAGTTGGTGGTTCAATCGCAGAATAGACTTTTGATAAATCTTGATACGCTTTTGTAGCACTACTAGGCACAACAAAACAAACATTTGCCATAATATACCTCAATAATAATTAGTGTAGATTCTTTTTTCTATGTTCTTTAAATTCTTCTATTAATTCTTGCATTTCATTTGCATCATCTTCATCTTCCTCTAATGCCTTAGCAAGCATATCATCATCGACAATCTCATCAGCTTCAACAATCATTTTATTGTAATAAGTTATCAATTCATCTTTTGGTTCTATCATCGTTAGAATTTTTTCTGAACCAATAATTGCATGGTTGTCTTTAATTAATTCTAGTGGTAACCAAGGTAGCATCATCATTACTGTTCTACCAGTAGGCATTCTTTTAAAGATTATATGCATTGGTGAATTTAATAAGACTGCACCGGTTTCCTCATCTTCAAAATAATTTGCTATAATATCTTCACCACTTTCTAACCTAACAATCTTTATGTTATTTTCCATCTTTTATCTCTATGTTATAGAATTTATAGTTAAATTTTTCTTCATCGTAAATTTTAACTCTTTCAATAAAGTGTTTCAAGGTATAATTAACAAATTTGCCTATACGAAAGTCATCTGCAATATCAAATAATGTAGCTTTCTCTTTGTTATCACCTATCCGTAAACCCCTACCGATGGACTGCAAATTCCGAATCCTAGATTTAGAAGGAGAGGCAAAGACGATATTGTGTAAGTTTCGAATGTTAACGCCAGTACTAAAAGTGCCATAAGATGCCACAATAATTGCGTCTTGTTCTTTTTCAGTAATTGCACGAACCGACTCCCTAACTTCAACATCTGTTCCTCCAAAGACAAAGAAAACGTGTCTTTTACCGGCGTGTTCTTTGATGAGTGTGTGTAAGTCTTTGCCATGTTTTTCTACAAATTGAAATAGAATAAGTGTATTGCCTTTTAACGACATAGCCAGATTTTTAATGAACTCATTTCTAGCTTGATTCTTTACGATGTATTCTATTTCTGTATTGTAATCCCAACCTCTTGCGAGTTTACAAACATCGTCCGGATACTTTAGTAATAGACATTTAATATTAAAATCTGCCAGTTGGCCTTTTTCAATCAACTCTGATGTGGTTGTTGCTTTATAAACAGGACCAAACAACCCTTCTAACACCAGTCTATGTGTCTGTGTACCATCTAAAGTACCTGTTGTTCCTATCCTATATTTAGCGTTTATGCAACCAGATAATATGGTTGTAAGTGACTTAGCTTTAAATTGGTGAGCTTCATCACCCAAAACAAAATCAAATTGTTCAAAATATTCGCCTGAATTTTTATAAATTGATTGCCATGTGGTGATAGTAAGAAACTTGTTTGTGTGTTTTTCTTTACCTGAGTATTGACGATGACAGTATTCTTCTGAATCATAGTTATAAGAAGCAAAATCAGAATACATCTGTTCAACAAGAGAAGTTGTGGGAACAATTAACAAACCTTTTTTATAATCCGCTTCTTGTAGCCAACGAACAATCAAATAAATGATAAGAGACTTACCTGATGCTGTTGGTGATAGTAGTAATTGTCTTTTGTTTCTTACAGAATTCACAAAAGATTTAATTTGATAATCTCTAGGCACATGAGGCAAATTCAATGTATCAATAAATGCCTGAGCTTCTGTTAATGAAAAATTTTCTGTGATAGTTATTTCACTATCAATATCTAGTGAGTATTTTCTTTCTTCACAAAACTTTTTAATGTATGGCACCAAACCATGATAAATGGTAAAATTACGCAAATCGGCCAGGCGTATTTTGCCGTCCCACATTCTATTTTTGTAGGCAGGAGTGAATTGATAATTTGGAACAAAAAAAGTAAAGTAATCGCTGAGTTCTTGCGCTAGGCCTCTATCACACTCAAACTGAATAAACGCTTCATTTTTTTTATGTAAAATAATATCCATCAAACACCTTGGATAAACCGCTCCCAGGATATAAAGTCTCTAAGTTGAAAGGTTCTACTGTTTAGTTCTTTCAATACAGCGGTACAAATATCAACAATTTCATCATGCATGGCTTTCGATGCTAAACACTTGTTCAAATCTTCATCACCATCCAAGTATGTAGATATGTCGGATTTCAACACATAAGGGAATGGTTCCCAACCATATTTCTCAAGGTCATCCTCATCCAGTTTACCAGTATAGTATTCCCATTTTAGTTTCTTCATTTTGTTATACTTGAATTGAGCCTGCTTCGCATACAACCTATGTTGCGAGAGGATATTCAGGTACTTACTGTGAAGTTTGGGAATGTCTAGTAATGCTTTGCCTGGCTCAGTTCTATCGATTTCAGAATCTTTACGCCATTCTTCAAGCAAATCTTCAAGTTGTTTCATAAATTAAAAAACCTCCAGATAGAAGGTTACACTATTTAAACCAACCTGTCAAGTGGTTTTAAAATAATTTTTCAATATCAAAGTAACTATACCTAAACGTGGCATCTGCGGTAACAACAGAATCTGGACCATCGCTGGCATTTAAAATCATGGTAGACA